AAGAGATGAAGAGGGAAATGTAGACTATATTACAGACACAGATGGGCTACCATTACACGAAGGCAATTGGTTAATACTTGCAAGATACAATGATAGACTAACAAAGCTTATGCCTACCTTAAAAGATAGAGGTGTATACTTTCAATACAAAGGTCGTAAGAGCTATAAAGTATCCTTGTTTAGAACTATTCTAAACTACATACGATGGCAGAAAGGAGAGTTGTTATCTTTATCAGAAGTAAAAGATATTTTAGAATGTGCAGGTAGTAATTTAAAACCGACAGAAGAAAAGATGTATGACTTAGCAGAGTTATCTTTTTCAAAAGAAGTAGAATGGTTTGATGAATTTCAAATAGATTACGAAGAGTGTCTATACATACGCGAAATGTTACGTATGGGTGAAAAATTATCTAAAGATGCAAGAATAAAATTATCTACAATACATGCAGCAAAAGGTGGTGAAGCTGACAATGTATTATTAATTTTAGATAATACAAAAACAATACGAGAGTCTGCAGAAAAAAATGAAGACAAAGCTGATGAAGAAAATAGGGTTTGGTATGTTGGAGTGACAAGAACTAAACAAAATTTATATATCATGTCGGCAAAAAGGGAGGATAGAGGTTATGACATCGAAAGTTTGGGATAAACAACACGGAGGATCTCATTATCAAAAATATAAAATACAGCCAAGTAAGTTTGTAGTAGAGAATGAGTTGTTATATCCTGAAGGTTGTGCTATAAAATATATTATCAGACATCGTGATAAAGGAAAGAAGCAAGATATATTGAAAGCAATACACTTTTTAGAAATGATACTCGAGAGGGACTATAGTGAAAATTCCTAAGTTTGAAGCACAAACAGAATGGGTAAAACCTACAGAGTTTCCAGACTTACGTCAGGTAGATGAGATTGCAATTGACCTGGAGACAAAAGATCCTGACTTAATTAAAAAAGGATCTGGTTCTGTTATTGGTAATGGTGAAGTCATAGGTATTGCTGTTGCTACAAAATATTTCAAAGGATACTTTCCAATTGCACATGAAGGTGGTGGTAATATGGATAGAAGTCGAGTCTTATCTTGGCTAAAAGATATACTCGAGTCTCCATCTACAAAAGTATTTCACAATGCAATCTATGACGTTTGTTGGTTGCGGGCGATGGGATTTAAAATAAACGGTGATATTGCATGCACAATGATAGCTGCAGCGTTGACCGATGAGAATAGATTTCGTTATGATCTCAATAGTTTATCGTGGCACTATCTTGGTTATGGTAAGAACGAAGCTGCACTTGCAGAAGCTGCAGAAGAGTGGGGCATAGATCCTAAATCAGAAATGTATAAATTACCTGCAATGCATGTTGGTGCGTATGCAGAACGTGATGCTGAAGTTACACTTGGTCTTTGGCAAGAAATGAAAAAAGAAATTATTAGTCAGGACCTGGAGGATATATTTGATCTTGAGTCTGATTTGTTTCATTGCCTGGTTGACATGAGATTTAAAGGTGTACGTGTAGACATAGAACGAGCACACGCAATGAAAAAAGAATTGATCACACAAGAAAAAGAATTACTACACAAAATAAAAGGTGAAACAAATATTGATACACAGATATGGGCTGCAAGATCTATTGCAAATGTATTTGATGTACTGAGATTAGAATATCCACGTACAGAAAAAACTGCATCACCAAGTTTTACAAAAAATTTTTTACAAGAACACAATCATCCTGTTGTTAAGATGATTGCACAAACAAGAGAGATAAACAAAGCACACACAACTTTTTTAGATTCTATTCTTAGATACGAGCACAAGGGTAGAATACATGCAGAGATAAATCAATTACGTAACGCTGGGGGTGGCACGGTAACTGGTAGGTTCTCCTACCAGAATCCGAATCTACAGCAGATACCGGCTAGAAATAAAGATCTTGGACCTAAGATTAGGTCATTATTTATACCCGAGGACGGCCATAGATGGGGTGTATTTGACTATTCTCAACAAGAACCTAGGTTGGTAGTGCATTATGCATCTTTGTATAAATTACCCTCTGTTTATGATGTTGTTGATGCATATAGTAATGACTCTAGTGCAGACTTTCACCAGACTGTTGCAGATATGGCTGACATACCTAGAACACAGGCTAAAACAATTAATCTTGGTTTGTTTTATGGTATGGGTAAAGCAAAACTACAGGCAGAGCTTGGTGTAACAAAAGAGAAAGCTGCAGATTTATTTAATACGTATCATTCACGTGTACCGTTCGTAAAACAATTGATGGAGAAAGCATCGAACAGAGCACAAGACCGTGGACAGATACGAACACTGCTGGGTAGACTATGCAGGTTTCACTTATGGGAACCTAACCAGTTTGGTATGCACAAAGCATTGCCACACGAAGAAGCACTCAGGGAACATGGACCAGGGATCAGGAGAGCTTACACATACAAAGCTTTAAATAAACTAATACAAGGGTCAGCTGCAGACATGACTAAGAAAGCAATGTTAGAATTATACAAAGAAGGCATCATACCACACATACAAATACATGATGAATTAGACTTATCTATCGAGAACGAAGAACAGGCAAAAAAGGTAATTGAAATTATGGAGCACGCTGTTACACTGGAAGTACCCAATAAAGTAGACTACGAGTCTGGTAACAATTGGGGTGAAATAAATGGATAACTATGGCTTATTTAAATGCAAACATACCAGTTACTTATGCACAAATAAGGAGAGAGTATTTATATGATTTACAAAAACATCATGGAGAAGTTGAAGACTGTATTATCTTTGGTCTTAGCGCTATTACAGGTCGCAGTATTTTATTCCATGCGATTATGGAGAATGGCGCTGTCTTTTATCGTCTCCCGATATCTGCCTTCATACAGAGAGGTTTTAGACCGGAAGATGTTCCTCAACGTAGACTTGATGAACTTCAGTTATGGAATTGTTTTAGTTATTATCCTGCTGTTACTTCTTGGGATATTTTAGATGGACAAGCAGGGAAGTACATAGGCAAAGATAAAAAATGGCATAATGGTAAATATTTATTTACTGTTGACTTTGCACATCCAGAGTCTAATATACTTGACACTGATCATTCAGAGATACCGCACGAACATAAGTGCGCTCACATAATTGCACTAGATGATGGTAATTATGCAGCACAACCAAACAATCGATGTATATGGGACATACCTTCTTTCACTGTGAAAGATAATATTCCAGATTGGAAAGTGCAAACTAACGAATGGAACGTAGAAGATACGAGTCAGTGGAGAACAGAAGATACTGATAAATTCTTTTACGAAATTGAGGAGAAGAAAAATGATTAACAAGATAAAAACAAAAGCTATGCACTACTGGGCTAATCATAAGATTGAATCTCTTGTGTTTATAGTTTTAGTAGCAGCTTTAATAGTAAAATAGAATTATGGAGATAGCCAGGATGAATTATTACTTTACAGGTCTATTGATCGTAATGTTAACTGTCCTGGCTTTCTGTGGAGGTCCGCATGTCCAATAAAAAACCACTTAATATCGGAGAAGAAGTAGCCGTGCAAATGCCTATGAAGACGGTTGCTAGTTTAATAATTATCGTAGCGCTCGGCACGATGGGTTATTTTCAAATTATAGAACGTCTCAATGTTGCAGACACTCGTATACAGATAATGGAGAAGGACCTAGAAGAGAATACAGAATTTAGAATCAAATGGCCACGTGGACAACTAGGATCACTGCCCGCCGATTCTGAGCAATTTATGATGATCGAGGATTTGTACAAGACCACGGATAAGATTAACAAACACGTTGAAGACATGGCATTAAACAAAGTAAACATACAATTTTTAAGAACACAAATGGATAAAGTTTTAGAGGATATAGAAAAATTAAAAGATGCTAATCGTGAGATTGGTTATAAGAACGGGAGTTACTCACAATGATAGAGTCTGTGGTAGCCCTTTTGATGTTTGTAAACGGAGAGATCAAGGAGCACTTGGTGCAAAAAAACATGGCAGAGTGTCTTCGCGGGAAGCGCCATGCTGAAAGACAATATAGCGAATCAGTATCCTACAAATGCTATAAGGGTAAGGCAGAGATAGAATTATACCAAGGAAGAAAATACATTAAAGCTTTAATCCTTGAATAAAAAGAAGAACCTAGTAGCTAAACATCTAAGAGATAGACGTTACCGTCAGATTGTGATAAAAAATAAGAAAGCATATGACAGGAAAAAAATCAGTAAAGATTCATACAGAAATAGTTAATGGTGTTTGCCCTGACTGTGATGAGTATACTATGTTAGTAGGTATCACTAGAAGATTTTATAGATGTATGAATTGTGGTTCTGATTTAGAGCAACATGTAAATGGTAAAATAAGTTATATACCTACGCTATCACCAAGAACATTACTATCACAATTAAAAGGATATTTTGATGGCGAAACGTAAGTTTACAAACTTTATACCTAGACCAAAACCTCGTAAACGTCCTGGACGTCATACAAAAAACCTAAATAAATCAAAGAAAAGATCGTATAAAAAATATAATCGACAGGGCCGTCCACAATAGACTTGACATTATTTTCTGGGATATTATATTATCCGTATGAAGAAAGAAAAAACTATAACATTAAAACCAAAAAACATAACTCAAAAACAATGGATTAATTTGTTGTTAGAGTTAAACTTGATGCGTAAGGCCTGGAAACCGTATGGTGTAGACATCACGATACAGGCACCGGGGATCAAGAAAACAATACTATGGGGGACAAAAGTTGGAGCACAGATATCAGATCAGGATAGATGAAGCCGCAAGGATGTGGAACAAAACCAAAGATGAGAAATATAAAAAACTTTGGTATGATCTAATTAGAAAGGCAGATAGTGAGTCTTATTATTTTGACCGACGGGATGTATCATCTGATTCCAGTAACAAAGGAATTAATAGAGGGTATGGTCCTGGTACAAGAAACTGATTTATTTGAGTTGTGTGATATATTACGACTCAAACTAACAACGTATTGGGATTACCCATACAATCGTCACGTTATGAACGATGGTAGTGGTGATTTTATTGGTTGTATACAAAATTGAGAAAAGGCAGGGCGGTGATACAAATGCTTCGCGCTAAGTCCCTCTCGTTAAGCTATGACCCTCACCAGGGTGGGGGTAGCCTCCGAGCCTTTGGCGACCCGTTAGTACGTGCACGGAAAGCGGGCGTTTTAAATGGAATTATCTGGAACGCAATAAAATTTTATAAACATACTATATTTGTTAACATCTTCCGGACCAAGCTCTTCCATTTTAACAATGGATTCTTTGTATCCAAACATTAAACAATCGTATTGTGTGTTAAATGTTTCTGGCCATTCATATGGTGGCATACATTGTCCTGCCACACCTGAACATATTATCATACTTAATATAAATTTCATTGACACCTATTGTAAATTATGAGATAAATCCCATATCAATCTTTAATATAAGAAAGGAGTATAAAGTTTATGACTGACATAAGCAAATATAAAAACGTCTCGTTACCACATAAGACGTATGACACATTAGACTTGTTAAGAAAAAAAATGGTTCCTAACATGGTGTTAAGTAGATCACAGACTATAACTGTATTAGTAAATGAGAAAGCGAGTAAAATGAATGGCCGACTCAGAAAAAAAGACTAAAATCTGTGAAGTTTGTAGGGGCAATGGATTTGTGAGAGTCCCTTACGAACAAGTAAGAGAAGAGCAATGGGCTGATTGTGAATTCTGTGACTCACAGGGGGAGGTAGAGATAGATGAAACAAAGCACTAGAGGACCTAACGATCTAGAAGAAAGAATAGAGTATCTTACAAATCAAAACGAGTTTCTTAAAAATGCGAACAGAAAACTTGTTGATAAGAATAAATTACTTGAAGACGAGTTTGATAAATTATTAGAAGAGAATAATAATTTTAGACTTGTGCGAAATAAAGGTAAGATTTTATGATATCCTCTGAGGATATAGCTTACATCGCAGGGCTGTTTGATGGTGAAGGATCTATACATTTTAAACGTGGGACTGAAAAGAAAAAGAAACACAAAGGTAAAGGTTATCGTACATCGAATAGTTTAAGACTATCTATGGAGATAACCATGACTGATGAATCTGTATTAAGATGGGTGCATGAAGTATTGGGTGTTGGAACTTTAAATAAAAAACCTAGATT